CCGAAGGCCGAGGATTGGGCTTCTAAAAACTCATGGTTTGGTCAAGACGAGGCTATGACCTTTGCCGCGTTTGGTATACACAAGAAACTTGTAGAAGATGAACAGTTTGACCCCAAGAGCGATGAGTATTATAGTGAGCTTGATACTCGTATGCGAACTGAGTTCCCTCACAAGTTTACGAATGAAAATTCCACTGCTACGGCTAAAAAACCCGTCCAAAACGTAGCTGGTGGCTCTCGCTCTTCAGCGAGATCTGGACGCACACGGAAACTCACACCAAGCCAAGTTGCAATAGCAAAGAAATTAGGTGTGCCACTTGAAGAATACGCGAAATACGTTAAATAGGAGACGAAAATGACCAAGAAAACTGAACAAACAGGATTTGAGGGTATTGATCGTTCTCCTCGCGCAAAAAATTCTAGGGAGAAAGAGCAAAGGCGTAAGCCTTGGGCTCCCCCCTCTGCGTTAGATGCACCACCTGCACCCGAAGGGTACATACACCGTTGGATAAGGGCTGAAGTGCGCGGTTTTGATGACCGTAAAAACATTTCTGCTCGAATGAGAGAAGGTTATGAGTTAGTTCGCGCTGACGAATATCCTGATTTTGAAGCTCCGGTGATTGATTCAGGTAGATTTGAAGGTGTTTTTGGCGTTGGAGGTTTGATTCTCGCAAGACTTCCAGTAGAAACGGTTGCAGAGCGGACGCAGTATTTCCGTGAAAAGAGCCAAGATCTAATGGAAGCCGTTGATCAGGATATGATGCGAGAAAATGCTCATAATACAATGACGATTACTAAACCTGATCGTCAATCTCGTGTAACTTTTGGTGGCCCACGTAAACAGTAGGTCACCCTATAGGAAGGAGAATTCCTCATGGCAAATCAATCAACTGCCTACGGTCTTCGTCCTATCGGGCTAGTTGGTAGCGGTGCAAACACTACTGGTGTTACCCAGTATGAAATTGCCTCTAACAACACCAATGCTATTTATCAGTATTCCATAGTCGTTCCTTTGGCGGCTGGAGTAATTGATCAGGCTGGCGATACTGCCGGTGGTACTACTCAGGCATTGGGTGTTCTGATGGGTGTCGAATACCATGATTCGGTTCAAAAGAAACCGGTTTGGCTTAACTATTGGCCCGGTTCGGGTTCAGTCAGCGTAGACACAAACTACCCTGTAAAGGCGTATGTGGCTGACAACCCAAATCAACTCTTTAAAGTAGCTTCAGACGCTTCATTGACAGACCGCGCTACTGCACTTGCAACTGTGTTTGCAAATGCATCTCTCGGTACGTCTGCCCGTAGTGGTTCGTCCAATACTGGCGTAGCAAGTGGAGCACTGTCCGTTTCTTCTGTAAACACTACAGCAACTCTGCCTTTGCGCATTGTTGGGATTATGGACGATGCTTCTAACAGCGATTATACCGCCGCAGGTATACCGCTGATGGTACGTCTGAACGCACATTTCAACGCTGGAACTCGCAGGTTTGATTCTCAGACCACTGCGGATTCCACCGGCATTTAAGGGGGTTTAACCATGGCTATTTCTCGCGCTCAATTAGCGAAAGAGCTAGAACCCGGACTAAATGCCTTGTTCGGGATGGAATACGATCGTTACGATAGAGAACACGCCGAAATTTTCGACGAAGAGTCCTCTGATCGTGCGTTTGAGGAAGAACAGATGCTGTCTGGTTTTGGATCTGCTCCGGTTAAATCCGAGGGTGGAGCCATTACTTATGACGACGCGCAGGAAACTTACACTGCTCGTTACACGCACGAGACTATCTCTCTTGCGTTTAGCATCACGGAAGAAGCTGTTGAGGATAACCTCTACGACCGTTTGGCGGGACGTTACACACGTGCTCTGGCACGTTCAATGTCTCAGACTAAGCAGGTTAAGGCCGCTTCTGTACTTAACAATGCTTTTGATACCAACTACCCAGTTGGTGATGGAGCCGCTCTGTGTTCATCTGCTCACCCTTCGTTGAGCGGAAACCAGCGTAACCAGCTGTCAACTGCCGCTGACCTCAATGAGACTTCTCTTGAGCAGATGCTGATTGACATTGCTAGTTTGACTGATGAGCGTGGTCTGAAGATTGCTGTACGCGGCATGAAGCTGATAATTCCAAAAGAACTGCAGTTTATTGCAGAAAGGGTTATCAACTCCAACCTGCGTCCCGGCACTGCAGACAACGATCTGAACGCTATGAAGTCCATGGGAATGATCCCAGACGGCGCAGTGGTCAATCATTTCTTGACTGACACTGATGCGTACTTCATAAAGACAGACGCTCCTAATGGTTTCAAACTCTTCCAGCGCACTCCTATTAAGACTGCAATGGAAGGTGACTTTGACACCGGCAATATGCGCTTCAAGGCTCGTGAAAGGTACTCCTTTGGTGTATCTGATTGGAGAGCCGTTTTCGGTACTCCCGGAGCCGCGTAATCTCTTATCTGAGATGGGGAAAGGCGGCGTTTGCCGCCTTTTCTTTTTTGGGGTATAGTTAAATTTGGGCACCAATTAGTTTCGTAGACAGGTTCTTGCCCGCCTGACGTTGCACAGACTACGAAACCAAACCTTGTGCAAGAGGTAATTCTAATGGCTTCAACCACTTTTTCAGGTCCGGTAACAAGCACTAATGGCTTCATTAATGGTTCCGGCTCTCTCGTAACTGTAGACGCTGACGTAACTCTCACTTCTGCTAACCACGCTGGTCGCACAATGCTTCTGGACGTTGCTAGTGGGGCTACTGTTACTCTTCCTGCGGCTACAGGAACAGGTAATATCTACAAGTTTTTTGTAAAAACCACTGTAACCTCGAATGATTATATTATTCAGGTAGCAAGCTCTGATGACACCATGGCTGGTGTAGCTATCGTTGCAAACGATGGCGGCAACACCGCTTCTATCTTTGAAACTGTGGCGGCTTCTGACACGATTACGCTTGATGGTTCGACCACAGGCGGTATTCTTGGCGGCCAAATTGAACTTCAGGACGTTTATTCCGGTAAATTTTCTGTGGTCATTCGTCAAGCCGCTACCGGCACAGAAGCTACACCGTTCTCAGCCGCTGTTTAATAGGGGGTTATGATGGGAAAGCTCAACAACAAGTCAGGGGCTAAAAAGCCTGTGAAAAAAACTGCGCCTAAAAAGGCCGCTAAAAAAACAGGAGCTAAGTAATGGCTAACTCAGACGTTAAAGCAAAGCGTCTGACAGGAACGGGCGCGGCCTCAGTAGGTCGTGCTCGGTTACGTCAGGTGCAGGTTCTTGTAGGAGCCGGTGCCGGTAGATTAACGTTTACAGACGGAAACGGGGGCTCTACGGTAGTCGATTTAGACTTTGTACAGTCCTCTACTCACTCTGTAAATATTCCAGACGAAGGTCTGTTATTTACCGACGATGTTTATGTAAGTGCCGCGACAAATGTAACGGCATTAACTATTTTCTATAGCTAGGGTAAGACTATGTCACGTGAAGTCTCGTCCATAACCAGAATAGGAACTTCGGAACCTTTTGAGTTACAGGTTTCACGTGGTCAAATTGCATATCACGAGTTTGTTCACAAATTTGGCTATAATCCAAGTATTGCGAATTCAAACGAGACTGTTTGGTCACAAGGCGGCTTATATGTTTATCCTACAGCCGCTTCCACCATGTATATTTCTAGCAGTTCCACCGCGGACACCTCTGCGGGGACAGGAGCTAGAACGGCCACTGTGTCTGGGTTAGACGCAAATTTTGACCAAATAAGTGAAACTGTTTCGCTAAACGGTCAAACAGGGGTTCAGTTAAACGGTGCTTTGAACTGGTATCGCGTCAATCGTATTGTTGTAAACACTGCCGGATCTGGCGGAGCTAATGCAGGCGTCTTGTATGTAGGTACAGAAGCAACGCCTTCGGGCGGTGTTCCAACAAATAAATATGCCACAGTTTCCATTGGTGACAACCAAACCCTCATGTGTCTCTGGACTGTTCCAAGAGGTTACACTGCGTATCTTCACCAAAAAGATGTTTCAGCCTCCTCCTCTGCTGGCAAGTTTGCTATCTTTACGTTGGTGGCAAGACCTGACGGTGGTGTATTTAATGTTAAGGACCGGGTGACCTTAGCCAATAACTCAACCAGTATTCCGTATTGGAACCCAATTGCTTTTTCCGAAAAAACAGATATTGAAGTCCGCGCAGAGGCTGATTCTTCGGGCGGCACAATTACAGCTTCTGCGACGCTCGATATAACTTATATAAAAAATGGGGATGAGTTGTAATGAGCTCTGCCAAAGATGTTACCAGAACTCCTTCGGGAAAAATTAAATATAGAGGGGAGACTTTTGCTGGTTTTAATAAACCTAAAAGAACTCCGGGCAAAAATAAAAAATTTGCTGTATTAGCTAAAAAAGGTGAGGACATTAAGCTAGTACGGTTTGGCGATCCGAACATGACTATAAAGAAGGATCAGCCCGCCAGAAGAAAAAGTTTCAGAGCTAGGCACAATTGCGATACGGCTAAAGACAAGTTTAGTGCTAGATACTGGAGTTGTAAAAAATGGTAGCTCGAGTTAAACAAGGCACCGTTGTAAAGATGGCCAAGGGCGGCGAAGCAAAATCAAATAAGATTTGCGCCGCGGGTAAAGCATGGGCTAAACGAACTTTTGACAAGTATCCAAGTGCTTACGCTAATTTAGCCGCTTCTAAGTATTGCAAGGACCCTAATTATGCCAAAGGGTCTAAGAGGAAAAAGAAGTAAATGGCTGGTGAGCTTAAAAAGTGGCTAAACGAAGATTGGGTCCGAATAGACAGTTCTGGCAATGTTGCAGGTGAATGCGGCACATCGAAGAACAAGAAGAACCCTGACCGCTGTTTGCCACGAGCCAAAGCCAATAGTTTGAGTAAGTCTCAACGGGCTTCTACGGCAAGAAAGAAAAAGAAAGAAGGCTCTAAGGGTAAGCAATTTGTGGCCAATACTAAAGCCGCAAAGGTGATGCGGGCCGCGAACGGTGGGCCGGTATCTAAGTTAAATAAAGGTTGTGGCGCAGTGTTGTCTAATCGCCGTAAACGGACTCAATATACTTAGGTATGCACCAGTTTTTAGTTGGCCAAGAAAAGGAAATAATAAGCGAAATAAAAGCTTGGTCAAAATACGCTCTTGAGAAAAAGAGTAAAGAATTCAACGGGTTGCCTCCATGCCCGTATGCAAAAAAAGCATGGAAGGATGATAAGGTTTCGGTTATTTTTAAGCATGAACCGGATAATTATCAAGACATCTGTCAGGTCATATCGACATGGGATGATGCGGTAGATTTGGTGATTGTTGTGGACACGGCTTTTCAGCCTAATCCTGATGATTTCCATGAATACTTAGACGGTTTAAATGAAGCCATTGCGAACGGTTTTTTTATTAACAGAGACGCATGGTTGATGGGTTTTCACCCGTTTCAGGACCCAAACGAGCTAATAGATGACGGCAGTTTTGATCCTATAGTTGATACCGAATATGCCATGATATTTATTCAGCGATTAACTAAGGTCCAAGAAGCCGCACAAAAAATAGCTAAATTAGGCTATTACGATAATTATTTTAATAGCTATGATGCCGCTGAGATTTACGAAAAACGTAACGAATTACATAGGAGACTAAGCAATGGCGATGAGTCCTAGAAAGATGCAAGCTTCTTCTAATATTGGAAAAGCAAAAGTAAAAAATGCTTCCCCGGTTAAGAAGATGCGTGGCGGTGGCATGGTTCAGAAGATGAATAAAGGCGGTGCGGCAAGCAAGTCTAAATCTTTTCCGGACCTGACCGGTGACGGTAAAGTTACCAAAAAAGACATATTAAAAGGTCGCGGCGTTAAACTACGCGGCGGTGGCATGGTCAAAAAGGGTAAGTAAATGGCTGTCTCAGGCTCCAAAAACTTTGAGTTAGATGTTGCGGACTACATAGAAGAAGCTTTTGAGCGGTGCGGCAAAGAAATGCGCACTGGTTATGATCTAAAAACCGCAAAAAGATCTATGAATCTTCTGTTTGCTGATTGGGCAAACAGGGGTTTGAATCAGTGGACTATTACGCAAACTACCGTAAATATGGTTCAAGGCACGTCTTCTTATACTTTGGATGCAGATACGATTGATATACTTTCTTTGGTTTTACGCAGAAGTAATACGGATTACGGGCTAGAAAGGCTTAGTCGGGATGATTATTTAAATATTCCTACTAAAAGCACACAGGGTAGACCTTCACAGTTTTTTCTAGATAGGCAAATATCTCCTGTATTGAAAGTTTGGCCTACTCCGGATAACAGTACCGATCAAGTCGTATTTGATAGATTAGTTAGATTAGATGATGCGGATACTCCTGTTAACACAGTCGAGTTACCGTTTAGGTTTTACCCGGCCTTAGCCGCTGGTTTGGCGTATTACATTTCTATCAAGAAAGCTCCTGACAGAATTGTTTTGCTAAAACAGTTATACGAAGAAGAAATGGAAAGAGCAATTACTGAGGATAGGGACAGAGCGTCCACTAACCTTGTGCCTACACTAGCTTATTCTAGAGATTTGTAATGGCTAAATATTCCTCCGGAAAATTTGCATATGGTATATCCGATAGGTCGGGGTTCCGCTATCGTTTAAACGATATGAAAAAGGAATGGACCGGGTTTTTAGTCGGTAAAGACGAGTATGAGCCAAAACAACCACAGCTTAATCCAAGGCGCAAAGTTGTAGATCCGCAGGCATTGCTTAATCCAAGACCGGATAGGGTTGAGCCAATAGATGTATATGTAGGAGTTCCTTTGGTAGAAAACCCACAATTAAAACCAGTTACCGCTTTTGCGCAGGTTGGTACAGTTACGGTGACAACAACATGAGTTTTACATACGCGGAACTAAAAAGTGCAATCCAAGACTATACTCAGAACACAGAGACTAGTTTTGTAAACAATCTTCCTATTTTTATACGGAACGCTGAAGAGCGCATTCTGAAAAATGTTCAATTAACCTTGTTTCGTAAAAATGCCACAGCAAATCTGACCGCTTCTAATAAATATTTAGCGGCACCAAGTGATTATCTAGCTCCTTTTTCTTTGTCTTTTACGGACGGTAGCTCAGATAAAATCTTTTTAGAATACAAGGATGTTAACTTTATACAAGAGTTTACACCTAATCCGGCAACGACAGGGTCCCCCAGATATTACGCTTTATTTGACGTAGATAATTTTATAATTGGTCCCACGCCAGATAGTAGTTACGCCGTCGAGTTACATTATTTTTACAGACCCGCTAGTTTGACTGCAGGTGCCGATAGCGGCACTACATGGTTAAGCACTAATGCGGAGGTGTCGTTGCTGTATGGTGCGCTTATTGAAGCTTACACTTATATGAAAGGTGAGCCCGATATCATGCAAGATTACGATAAACGATTTACCGAAGCGGTAATTGCGTTGAAGAACTTTGGTGAAGCTAAAGAAGTTACGGATGCTTATAGAACGGGCTTAATAATAAGGGATAAAGCTTAGTTATGATAAATGGAATTAGCGCAGATACAAGTGAAACCATAGATGTAAAAGTTTTTGCCACGAAAAACCGTGGTCATACACCCGAAGAGCTTGCAGAACGAGCTATAGAAAAATTGATTTCTATTAGCGAAACAGCAGACCCAATGGTCAAGGCTCAAGCTATGGTGTTTAAGGATCATATAAGAGAATTAATAATTTTCTATATGAAAGAGGCGATTCGCTCAGATAGGACTACTATTTGTGCCGAGTTAGCAAAACAGGGCCACGCTGACTTGGCTCGAATTATTAGCAAACTATGAGGTAATAATCATGGCAATCACACAAGCAATGTGTACTTCTTTCAAGGTTGAATTGCTTAACGGCATTCA